TGTAGCGGGATCGGCTTGAACTGTTGTCGAGCCTGTGTCTGTGATTCGCATCGATGTAGGGAATGAGACTTGATCAAGGATCTTTGTGATGCGTGTGCCAGTAGTCTGACCTGCTGTGGCGCCCGTCACACTTGCCACGTTAGCCATCTGAAAAAGTCTAAAAGCATCTGAACAGACTATGTCCACATAGCCTAATTCCTGACCCGTTGGAAAAGAGTATTTATATGAATCGACATAACCTGAGAATAAGAAGTGCTGAGTGGTTGCAGTAGTAGCTGCGACTCGAACTTTGCGTAGTGGAGTCAGGTAGCCAAAATAAGGTGAAGATGTGTTCTGAGGGTTGAATGCGCCTGTCTCATCGATAACTCGGACAGTACATGTTCCCGTCTCGTAAGTGTCGCGCATGATATTGCGACCACGCTGAATTTTGATTGATCGAGTAGTGCTACTAAGATCAACTACAGGATCAGGGACTTCTGTCGCTGCGAACTGAGACACGCCGATGACGCCGTTGATCGGGTCGCCAATAGTAAAGGGATAGCCGAATGTGGCGCCTTGACTAAAGTCGAACGATACCGAGATCGTGGCAGGTAGGGTCATTTGACTGATGGAGCTCCACGGCCGTTATATCGGCTCACGTCGCTGAATGTACCTGAAAGAGATTGATTTTGTTGAACACTTGTGACTGCTCCGCCAACTACGTCACCATCAAGAATTACCTGTACGTTCATAATAGAGTTAGCGGTTCCACCAGCCCCTATGGCTCCAAGCCCTAAATAATCCCCGGCCATTGTTGAACCCATGCCCCCAGTAGGCACGTTAAATACAGGTGGAATCCAGTTGCGATAAGGGTTTGGGGCTTCGGGAGTTGTTAATAATGCATTCTTGAGATCGTTCTGACGTTTAGTTGCTTCAGTCAATTCTGCAGATAACTTGAGTGCCTGCGACTCATTCTTATCAAGTAAGGCAAGCTGGAGATTAAGTGATATGCGATCGGTTTCGCTAATCTGTCCTTTCAAAGCGGCTGTGACACCAATGCGATCAAGATCGAGAGTCTTTGCAGCCTTAGTCAAAGCATTTTGTTTCTTCTGTGTATCAAGTGTTTTCTTCTGCAAGGCTGCTAATTCTTTAGCGCGCTTGGCTGCGTCGGCTTCTGCCTTCTTGCGCTTTGCATCATTAGGATCTACATAACCCGGGCCAAGTGCTGATGATGGGTAGCCGCCCATACCCGGAAGACCTTGTGACTTTTTGCCATAAGCAGATAGAGCATCTAAAAGTTTAAGTGCCTCACCAGCCTGAGGGAATAGGGTAGCTAAAATGCCTCTTGCGCCGCCGACCTTTCCTATCAGATCAGCACCCGGCAAAGATTTTAACTTATCTCCTAAAACGGCTATACCATAAATGGCATCTCCAACGTAAGTAGCAAGTTCGCCCATAGAATCGGCTAGTGGTTGGATCGAGTTACCTTCACCAGCTAACAATGACAAGCTATCCATAAGGCTCTTGCCTATGGTTTCGCTTGCTTCATTGGCGGCGTTAGACAAAATGCCCATCTTGCCAGCGTAAGTAGTTAGATACTGAGCATTGGCACCAGAGAATTGTTTGGCAAGTTTTTCTTGAACATCTGCAAAGCTCATTGTTTTAAGCTCTGCTTGAGTAAGTCCTAGTGAGTATTTACGAAGGCCGCGAGTCTGACCGACGTAAGCCATCGATAAATCATTTACAACTGTTTCAAAATCGACACCGCTACCAGCGCTTATGTCTAAGGCTTGAGTGAGTAGCTCAGTTGATTTAGCTAATGAACCCGTAGTGGTCAATAACTTCTGCATACTCGGACGAAGTTGATCGTCGGCGACCCCCGAGGTGCGAGCTAACTGACTTATAAATTCTTCAATACGTGGAGTTTCAAAAGCAAGACCAAGATTCTTTACGGCTATAGCTAAACGCGATGCGGCTTTTTCATCCTCAATAAAGGCTTTAGCAGCATTCTTGGCAAACTTAAGAAGCTGAGTTGCTCCAAAGGTAACGGCTAGTTGAGCGCCTAATTTCTTAACGCCTTTTTGTAAAGTCGATGTGGCTGTGTTGGCTTCCTTAAAAGCCTTCTTGCCTTTGAACTCACTAGTAATCGGGATGCGTAATTCAGCCATCAGATATTGCCTCTCGCGTTAAACTTAGCGGCAGCCTTTTCTAGCGCCTTGATTACTCCAACCTTAGCTTTGCCTTCATCTTCTTTGTAGGCCTTAAACATCGCTCGGCCTTTCATCTGTCCCTGACCTGTAAGAGTGCCCCCAAGATTAGAAACAAACTTACTATTGGATTTTCGACCAGCCCACTCGTAAATGACTCCACCAGCGGTCTTATTGTGAATCGATACTGTAGAGATCCACCCTTGACGATTAGGTTTTGTGGGTGTGAGTTTATAGCCGACGCCTCGACGTGCGATGCTCGCGTCATATTTAGGGAATTGACCGGGCTCGCTTGCGCCCACCCAACCCGAAGGTAATGATGAATTGGATGGCATAAAGCCACGAGCCTTCTTGACCAATGGCTTTAGAAATCCCACCATTTCATCGCGAGCTTCTTTGTCTAGGTCAGGCGAGAATTGCTTAAGAGCCTTACGAAGCGCACTAGCGCCTTTTAGCTCTGTAGGCATCGCTCTGCTCCTTCGCTCGGTCTTTCAACGCTTTCAATAACATTTGAAGCATTGTTGGATCTAAATCTATTAAAGCTTGTGGAGGGATAGCCGTCTCAATGCTCAATCGAGCTATGAGATAGTGGATGCTATCCCTGCCTAGGCCAAAGGGTCGGACTCTGCAACCTCGACACTCTTTAGGGTATCAAGAAAGTCTGCGCCGAATGGCTTGACTGTGACTCCACTTAGTCGAAGGCCTTCCCATGCAAGCCAATAGACATCTGACTGACGCTCAAGATCCCTAAAGGCTTTATGAAAGCCCATCTTTGCATACAATTCGAAGGCGTATTCGAGGCGTGGGGTAATTTCAATTTCCGTCACGCTATCGTCTGCCATTTTGACTATTAACTTTGCCATGCTGTGCCCCTTTGTTTAGATTATGAAGTGGTGACTGCTACTGTACCAGAGACGTTCCAAGTTACGCTCTGAGTTGATAGATCGCCAACTGCACCATTTACAGGTGTAGTGTTGTTGACCAAGCAAGTCATTGTGTAAAGAGGGTTAGTCGCTGATGTTGCAGCAGAAGTCTGCTTGAGTGTAACTGTGACGTTATTACCCCATACAGAAGATGAGTTCAATGTCTGAAGTGTTTTTGATGTTGCTTCATCATTGAGGAAGTCGATGGTAATTGAAGATGCCTCAAGGCCTTTAACGAACTTGTGCCCGCTGTCGCCCATTGCAGTTACTTCAAGCTCATCGAATGATCGGTTTAGGGTAACGCTTGTAACTAGAGTAGAGAGATCCACCGCATTAACAGTAAGAACTACTCCGTTGCTTAGATATACTGACACGGCTTATTCCTCGTCTTTCTTAGTAAGTGGCTTTGCAGCCGCTGGTTTTACCTGACCGATTTTGATCAGGAATGCTTCATTTTCTTTTTCCCATTGTTCCAAGTCGGTCATGGTTATGTCCATTCTGTCAAGATTGACACGTTGATATTACATGTGAGTAAGTCACCTGAAACGGCACTTAGTACGGCTGGCGCCGATACTTCTGTAACGTTGTAGGTGTAAGAAGATGCAGCGAGTAAATTAAACACTCGCACAATGTTATCTTCCATCCCGTTTAAGTTGCCCTCGTTATCCAACAATGGAACCATGACGGAAATAGTAAAGTTCGCCATAGGGGCGATTGTGTTGCGCGAGTTATTTGTAGGCGTGATATAAGGATCGGCAGGTGCGACGATGACGCTGTTAGCAATAGGGGTTGCAGGTGGGAAGCTAAAGACTGACCACTTAGCATTGTCAATTAAAGCTGTTGCAATACCTGCTCGGAGTGTTGATATGGCGGCCATTAGCCCACCATCGATCTCGGATCGAGATAAGGTGCGAGCAAGCCGCGAACGCGAGCAAGCAAGGTATTGCCCATGCGGTAAGGTGAAGGTTGATAGCCATCGATCGTTACGCCTCCGCTTGATGGGGCTTGGCGTGATTGCCAGATGTCAATACTTATCATTAGAGCACATTCTTGAATTGCCGGAATGGTCGCATAATCGGTATATGTTTCGACCGCGGCTATGCCATAAGGCTCGACTGTGTGACGTGGATTGTCGCTAGTGTGAGCTGTAGTTACGTTAAATGAACGAGTATCGACTTTTGTAATTGTCTTAGTCCCATTG